AGAGCTAAATACTCTAAAAAAATTAAAAAAGCAGTAAGGAGGGCTAAGTAATGGCATATCACACTAAAAAGAAAAAGAAACCTATGAAGAAGAAGAAAACCATGAAGAGGAAGTACTAATGAGAAAACACTATACTAAAGATGGTAAAGTATTTAAAGGTCAAGTACATAAGATGCCAAATGGTCAAATACATTCTGGTAAGACCCATACAAAGTCATCTAAAAGAGTTTTTCACTATGGTGAGTTATCTAAAAAGGCACAAGCCACTGCAAGAAAGCAGAGAGGTAAATAATGGCACCAAAAAAGAAGAAAGACCCTAAACTAACCAGAGCAGGAGTTGCTGGATATAATAAACCAAAAAGAACTCCTAATCACCCTACTAAATCACACGTAGTAGTTGCTAAAGAAGGAACTAAGACAAAATTAATTAGATTTGGTCAACAAGGAGTAAGAACAGCAGGTAAACCTAAGAAAGGTGAGTCTGCTAGACAAAAAGCCAGAAGAAAGAGTTTTAAGGCGCGCCACGCTAAAAATATCAAGAAAGGTAAGATGTCAGCTGCTTATTGGGCAAATAGAGTTAAATGGTAAGCTTTATATAGTCCTGATGTGTATTTATTAAAGGGCGACTCGCTAGGGCCAAGGCTCCAGAGGAATGCTTACGCAAGTGTCCAAGAGTAGCCCCCCAATATGGAGATATCAACATATGGCAAATGAAACAACAAATAGTACAGCAACTAATGAGACAAGTGAGGGTAACCTTACCGCTATCATTGATACTGTAGAAGAATCTGGAATGTTAGACGCTTTGATGGACGACCCATTATTAGCAGCACTAGCTGCATTGGTATTAGGATTAGGAGCTTACGTAGCTTACACCGTACCTGCAGTAAAAGAGTTAGTTTTTAAATACTTAAAGAATAACGAAGCTGAATTAATGGAGTTACTAGATAAAAATCTAACTAAAGCCCAGATGAAAGCTTTTGATAAGCTTGATGAACAGGCACAAAAGCACGTCAAGGATTCCTTAGTCCGAAATGTATTAATTACAGCTTGGGATGAGAAAGATGACGAGCTAGCCAGTCTTGTAAAATCTAAAGTCAAGTCTGCCCTCGATGAAGGGAAAGGACTTTGAACGTAGAGGAATACGAGTCGAGATTACGCGAGAGGGTTGGAGAAGCTGAATATGAACGTCATAAAGAGCTTGTCCGCCTTCTGGCACGTAATCTTGCGCTTGAAGACTTGCTTTGGGAAGAAATTCTTGTATGTATTCGGGATGTTAACGCTAGAACAGAGCTCTTGCGACAACGAAACCAAATAGTACGTGATATCCATACAGAATTCAGAGCATTGAATATCCAAGTACCAGACTTAGTCGAACAACGAACTGAGGACTTCGGGTCCTTTTTGGAGACACTAGATGATAAAAAACCAACTAAAGAGTCAGACGAAGAGCCTACAAGCAGCTCTGAGTAGTAAAGGTACTTACGATACAAAGAAATTAGAGAATATATTCGAACAGTGTAGACATGATGAAGAGAAAATGCGAAAATTGGTCAGAGCATTTTGTCATACCTATTTAATTGACAATAAATCAAGACCTTTAAAGTTAAGACCATTACAAGAAGATATTATAATAAAGTCTTTAACTTACCCAGAAGATAGTAACCAGCGCAAATTAGCAATCTTAGCTCCACGTGGCAGTGGTAAATCGTTTGCTTTGTCTGTAGCTGTAGTTGTTTATATGTTTTTTAACCGTTTTAGGGATTTAATATTTATCTTGGCACCTACTGAGGACCAAGCAGCACTCATATTTAATTATGTATATAGACATTTTGCTGACAATAAATTCTTAGATAGCTTAGTAGAAGGGTATCGTTTTCATAACAAGCCCAATATAACACTTAAGGGGGGCACTATAATGAGACGTGCTCCTTTAGCGCCTACTAATCAGGGGCAAGCTATACGTGGACAACATCCTACATTTTTAATCGTTGATGAGTCACCACTCATCGATGATAATTTATTCGTAGATAATGTAGAGCCTGCTATTGTTTCTAACAAAGCACCGTTCATAAACCTAGGAACTCCTAAATCTAAAGACAATCACATGTGGAGATACTTGTATGACGATAATTATGCAGAGACATTTACTCGTTTACACTACACATGGAGAGATGCTGTGAAACCCGGAGAGGCTTACGCTGCTCCATACACCGAAGAAGAAATGTTAGATAAGATGACTGAATGGGGAGAAGATTCTATTCACTGGAGAACAGAATATGAATGTGAGTTTGTAGAAAGTGTATCGAACGTTTTCAATCCAGAAAAAGTTAAAAGGTGCTGTGATGATTATCAACTTATTAAAATCGATGGAGAAGACGGAGGGGAGAGAGGCCGTAATATTACTGTTGCTGTTGACATTGGCAAATCTGTTAATTCTACTGTTATTAGTGCATGGGGTCTTGAAAAGTCTTCTTCCGACAATATTGCTAGACTTGTATACATTGAAGAAATATCTTCTAGAACTGGCGGACACGATATACCATACCAACGTAAACGTATTATGGATGTTGCTCGTGCTCTTGGTGCCGACAAGGTTATTATTGACGCTACTGGCATTGGTGGCGCAATCGAACAAGACATCAGGAGGGCGTGTATAGATGATTCTATCCACTTTATTGGTTTTGTCTTTACGGGAGGCCCTAAAGGTACTAAAACACAAATGTACAGAGATTATCAGTCTTATTTACAACAAGGAAGAGTAAGAGTGCCCGACCCAAAGAATTTACCCAAAGATACTGCTAAGTATGTTAACAAATGGATTAGAGAACATATAGATTTAGAATATACTATGGATGCAGCTAATAAGACAGAAAAAATAGCAGCACCTAGTGGTAAACATGATGATTACTGTGATAGTTCTGCTATGGGTATACATGCTACGTTATCTATGCTACCATCTAGTGGTACATTCGGTTCTAGTAACGTTTCTAGCAATAATACGCGTAGACAGAGTGCATCACGTAGTGGATACACTGGACATGGCATTTTTAACACTAGAAGACGCAATTCTCGGTTAAATAAACCTAGTTTAAGTAATTTATGACAAAAGCTTTATATACTATATCTAGTTAATATTAAATAGCCATGTCGTTTCTAGATAATATCAGACGACGTTTTGCAGTCACAGGCAGCAATCCGCCGTTTGAAAAGGACGAACCCCGCAGTTTTGGAGCGGGTGTAATAAAAAGGATTAAATTAACTAATAATGTAGTAGTTGGTAATGAATATGAGAAACATATTGGCCAACCACAAACATACATGAGAGTTTATTTGTCTGACCCTATAGTTAGAACATTAATAGACTTACCATGTTTGTACGCAGTTAAAGATAATTATGACATTGTTACTGACGATGATAGTGTAAGAGAAGAAGTAGAGAATATGTTTAGAGATATAAACATTGAAACAGTTCTATATTCTTGGCTACGTAATGCTAGAATCTTTGGTAATGGGTACTTAGAATGGACTGGAGACAACTTAGTAGTACGTTCTAGTCAAAATATGTACGTAAAACGTGATATACATGGTCAAATCATGTATTATTACCAAGATTTGGGTACAGATAAAGAATCTGTACGTTTTGAAGAAGATGAGATAATTGAAATAAAAAACAATCCTTTTGATGATTATGCATATGGTTTGAGTGATATACACCCTATTTTATACTTAGTAGACTTAAAAGACTACGCTGAGAGAGATATAGGAGCAGCTTTGAACAAATATGCAACTTCTAGATACGATGTGTCATGTGGTTTACCAGATATGCCATATGGTCCTGATAAAATTAATGAAGTAGTTGAAGCATTCAACACTTTAGGACCCGGTGAAGATATCATACACGGTAATGATATACAAATAAAAGAATTAGCTGGTACACAAAGAGCTTTTGAATACGGAAAATATACCGATGATATATTAGATAAAATACACGTGTCTTTGAAAGTCCCACGAACTATGTTCACAGACCCAGACAAAGCACGTCCAGTATTTGAGCCATATGTTAGATATTTACAAACTATGGTAGAAACAGCTATGAATGCACAACTTATGCCACAATTGAATAATGGTGAAGCTAAATTCAAATTCAGGCAAATAAATGTTGATGATGCATTCACTAAAGCTAAAACAGATATGATTTACTTATCCGAGGGAGTATTATCACCCGGAGAAGTCAGAGAAGAAAGAGGTCTTGACCCTGAAGGAGTAGAAACATTAAAGATGGAAACTTCTGAAGATGTCAAAGCATCTCCACTTGAAACAGATAGAAATGTAAATATCTCTGGTGGGAAAGATGAAGATAAGAAAGAGGAGTCCGCCAGAGCACAAAACAGAGGCAATCAGCCATCCGCCAACGCAACAGGAGATAGAGCATGAGTTACGACAAGTGTGTAATCAGTGTTAGCAAAACACTAAAGAATCGTGGTTTTGAAAACCATGAAGAGCAGGCCCAAGACATGTGTACCATGTGGGCTGAGGAAAATGGTGTAGAGCGGGAATTCGGTAGAACGACATCAAAGGAACCAAGAAGGAGGTCATTTGCTTTAGGTTTAGAGCAAGATGATTCTTTGACGATTTCAGAGAGCGATGGGATTTCAACCGTGGAATTCCCAGTAATCGCTATTACGTCCGGACCTCACGAATATGAGGAAGAGGGGCAACAACAAAAGGTCTTTATAGACCCTAAGACGCTTCAAGGTAGTTTGGATAGCTTTAAGGAGCTACCAATCTATGTTGACCATCAAAGAACAGCTGAGGATTTAATCGGCATGGCTACTGAGCCTGAGTTTGTTCAGATGGATAATGGAAAGACAGCAGTGAAAATGTTGGCTACGGTATCTAGTAAATACCCACGTGGTCAAGAAGTATTGGAGAAAGTGAAAGACGGGGACATGACTCACGTTAGCATCGATTGGTTCTCAAATGATGTTGATGTGATGGGTGACACATATGCCACCAACATACGTCCCACAGAGGTAAGTTTCATCGACAATAAATCGATGGACCCCGTCTGTAAGGAATGTACAATAGAAGATAAGGAATGTGGAGAACATGACGCATCAGAGGACGACCACGACTGTGGTTGTGGTGGTCATGAAGAAGAGTCATGTAAATGTGAAGACGGGAACAAAGAGGTAGAAACTATGACAGAAGAAACCCCTAAGAACTCCGATGCAGAAAAAATTGTCGAACGCGAGTTCGCTTCATTAAGGCAACAACTTGAAGAAGCTGAAGCTTCCAAAAAAGAAATCGAATCAGAATTCAAAGCTGCCATGAAAGAATTAGAAACTTTCAAGAAAGCAGAAGAAGAAAGATTAGAGAAAGAAGCTGAAGAACGCAAGAATGCAAGCATTGAAGCAATTATATCCAAAGAAGTTTTATTCGGTACAATCGAAGAAGCTAACAAGGATGCTCGAATCGAGGAACTTTCCGCATGGGATGATATGAAGCTGACTGGATTCAGCGAAGCTCTAGCAGCAATGCCAGAGCCACAAGTGGACTCCGAAAGAACTTTCGGAAAAGGAAAGGCTAGCGAAGGCGAAGCCGTTCCAGCAGAAACCGAACGCAAGTTTGGTGTAAAAATGGTTAACGGACGAATAGTCCTTAACAAAGAAGTATTAACAGGTGAATAAAAATGGCAACAGAAGTTTTAGTTAACGATGGAGGCGCACCAGCAAGAATACTTCCTTTCACAGCAGGTAGTACAATATCAGCAGGAAGAATGGTTACACTCGCAACCGATGGAGAAGTGGACCAATCTGGAGCTGACGCACACAATGCTATCGGTGTCGCAATGGTAGATGCAACCTCAGGAAACATCTTACCAGTTGTAACCGGAAAAGGAGTAATTCTAAACGTCGCATGTTCAGGAACAATCGACGAAGGAAAACTGTTAGACGTCACAGCCGACGGTGTACTAATTACAGGAACCGACGCAACAATAGCCGCATCTGGTACGACATGTGGTGTAGCATTAACAGGAGCAACCCTAGGTTCTACTGTTACCCTATTACCAGTACTAATGAGGAACTAAGGTGATTTAAATGGTCGACGCAACTCCCGGTATACTTACAAGCCTAAACACTGGCTCAGTCAACGGTGGTCTCGGAGAGAGAGTACTTGTTGATTACAAAGATGCTATCATGGACTACAAGGTCACAGACCTTCCAGCAATGGCACTCTTTGGAGAGCAAATGTCTACGGACACAGGCGGTAATATTGATATTACTATGAACAGACCTAGCATGAAGCTAGAAATGATAGATGAAGGAACAACTCCTCAATACCAACACACAAAACTACGCTCTGAGAGAGTCGGAGTTAAAGAGTGGGGTATTGCAGTAGGTGTTACCCGCAGAATGATTGAAGATTCAAGGTTCAACGAAGTTGAAATGGCTTTGAATGAAGCAAGAAAAGCTGTAGACCGTCACATGACCTCACACATCGTTAAGGTCGTTTTCGGTGCACACGCTGCAGATGCTGATTTCGGAACTATCGCAATTGACGAAACAACCAACGAATCTGCTATCACAACTTTCGCAACAAACCCATACTCAGGTTTCTTGGGAGCAAACATTTCCGCATCAGATATTGACAGTGGAAGCTCACGTGTAAACTCTTACGGTAACGAGTCAGACGCAAGATTGATTCGAAACCACTACTTTAGAGCTGCAGGTGACACCGCTGGAGACTTAGCATTAAAAGACATCGTCACCGCTATCGATTTAGTCGGTGCTGGTGGATACAATGCAACACACATCATGATATCTCCTGCTCACTACAAAGCTCTCTTAGACCTAGGCGACTTCGTAACTGCTTTCACAGCAGCACAAGGAGAAGCAGGTGACGCAGCAAACACAACAGTCGCAGCAATGGCAGCTGGTTCCCCAGTTTCCAACACTGCATCTACAGGAATTGTTGGAAGCTTATACGGATTGAATGTCGTTGTTAACGCATACGTACCTTCAACTCGTGTAGGAGTTTTCGATTTGTCCACTAAACCTATGGTTTACGTAGAAAGACGTCCATTGACGGTCGAAGAAGCCAATCCGGGCTTTGGTATTGTAGGTTCCTACATGTCCATGAGATACGGATTGAAAATCATCAGACCTGAAGTCGGTGCAATCATTATCAACGGCGCTTCTGGTTAAGCAAGTTGATGTTATAGGCCTTGGAGAAGAGCCTTAATCTTCTCCACCATTTTACATTTAAATTAGTCCGGAGTAGAAATGCCAAAATATAGTAATAAGAATCAAATCGGAACAACCAAAAATTATGTCGAGAGCCGCATCTCAGGTTCTGTATCAGGTTACGATTTCACAATTACAGATGGTTCTTCTCCAGCAACTATTAATTCAGGTAACACAGTAACATTTGCAGGTGCAGGTGGTGTTACTGTTTCTCAGTCCGCTAAGACAGTTACTATAACTGGTTCTAGTGGGGCTAACTATTATGTTACAGGAGCCACACTAGGCGGTGCTCCTAACTATACTTTATCATTAGCACGTAACGGTGGTCTATCAGATGTTACAGTAAATTTAAGTTCTTTGATAGATGACACTAATAGTTTTGTTACAGGCTCTACATTTAACACAGGAACAGGTGTTCTAGCTTTACAACGCAATGATAGTCTTGCAGATGTGACTGTAGACTTAGATGGTCGTTATGCTTATGCTTCTGATATAGCTGGTGCTACTGATAGAGTAGCTTTCTTTTCAGATGCAGATAGTGTTACAGGGTCAGCAGATTTTACATGGGATGACACAGATTTATCTATTGTATCATCCACATCAGAAAAACCACGCATCACATTAGAGAATACTAACGCAGATGCTAACCCACCCTTCTTAAGATTTTTTAAAAATACAGCAAGCCCTGCTGATGCAGACCAACTAGGTGCAATAAACTTTACAGGTAAAGAAGAAACAAGTGGTGACACAAAGACCTATTGGCAGATATTAGGACGTTCTAATGACGTAACTAATACAACACCCAATGGGCAATTAGATTTCTATGGTCTGGATGGAGACAGTCCGGGCTTCATTAAGCAATTCGGTTTCATAAATAGTGCATTCTCAGTTTGGGATAGCAATGGAGAAGGAGCTAGACTAAGTACTACAGGTACCAATGGTGCCATGTTGAGGTCATCAGGAACTAAACTGAGAATACAAGCTAAGACAGATTCTACTGGTGAAGTGCATATTATGGCTCAAGGTGGTGTAGGAATAGGAACTACATCCCCAGATATATTTGGTACCGCAACTATGCTCACTACGACTGGTGACATCTCAGTTCAAGGTGGAGATATATACTTTGGAACTACAGATAAAATAAGACTTACCAGAGGAGGTGGTACATACTTCCAAACTTTAACTAGTGGCGGCTCTGCTGCAGGTGTACAACAACTTGGAGCATTCTTAAGTTCTGCATACGCACAAGCACCTCAAAGAGGAGTATTGACCATGCAAGAGACTGGTAGCAAACCAGCCCATATTGCTGACTATGGTTATGTGTGGGTATCAGGCAGCACACCTAACGAATTATACTTTATGGATGACGCTGGTACAGCTCATAACATCATGGGTTCAGGTAATATTGGTGGTTCGGTGTCTGCTAATTATATTCCTTATGCATCTTCTGCTAATACTCTAGCAGATTTCGC